AAAATCAAGAGGTATATTTTGGAGAGATGAACAAGAAAGCTATATCCGAGACTAAAAGAAGTTGGCGTAACGCCTTAGAGACTATCAAGCAGGTAGAAGAAGCATTTCCTGAATATACCAAAAGCATCGTACCCGCCACTGTACAAACTATGATGGCTCTTATTGGAAACAAAGCTACTCAATTTGCTTTTGTATCCTCTAAGACAAATCCTATTACTGTACCTCATACATTGTATTTTGATAAAAACACCAAGCAAATCAATGCAGGTAGCGGCTGGCTCAAGCATTTCACACTTGGTACTACTGATATAAATCCTAATCGTGATGCTAATAGCTATAAGTATTGGAACATTCCCACTTTCGTATCAGGTAGATTGGACGATAAGGCTAAAACCTATTACCTCTATATCAAAGCATCCAAAACCACCGAAACGGGCGAGTTTGTCCTATCCGAGACCAAGATAGATATAGAACAAGAAGCAGGCTTTTACCACTTTCTATATGCCACAGTCAATTCTGAGTACGACGGAGAGCGAGGTATATCTAAACTCAATGGATTTACTGAAATCACTGGCGGACAAATCAAAACTGACAAAATTACATCAGGAAATGGAGAGCAGTATATACACCTCTTTGATGACCATATAGAAATCAAAGCAAATCTTAAAATAACAGACGGCAACAAAACTGAGATAAAACAACTTGTAAGCCCTGATTTGCAGTCATTGGAGAGTAGGTTAAAGCAGTACAGCAATCAGCAGGTACAAGGAGAACAGCAAGCTCGCACACAAGCTATTGCTACTGCTAAAACCGCTACAGAAAACTATGCACGAGCACAAGCTGAACTTACCAAAGCACAAGCTATTGCCAATGCCGACGGAAAAATTACAGAAGCAGAACAACGACAAATACAACAACTCCAACAGAAACTCCAAGAGGCTAAAACATTTGCCGAACAAAAGGTAAATGAGTTGCAAGTAGGAGGACGTAACTATATATTAAAGTCAAATGATTTTATCACCAGTGGATATAAATTTCTTAATATATCTCCCTCATTTAGAAATGAGGTTGTAAAAAGTGACAGTATTACATTATCTGTTGATTTGATGTGTAATAATCTTATATCAGAAGGTCGTTTAGGAATTGAGTTTCTCATAAAATATACAGATAACACTTTTCAATATTTTAATGTATGGAGATGGATAAATACTAGAGATATAGGCACTTCTTTTTCTGAAAGAATAGTTAATGTTATTCAAAACGAGCATAAAGGAAAGAAAATAAAAGAAATATCACCGTTAGGATTACACATACAATGTTCAGCTGAAAGCATTAAAATTTCTAATCCAAAATTGGAAATTGGCAACAAACCTACCGACTGGTCACCCGCTCCTGAAGATGTATGGGGTACTATGGTAGATTTAGGTATCATTGACAAAAATGCAGCGGCTATCAATGAAGCCGAAAAAGCCAATATAAAGTATATCAATGGAGTGTTTAGTAAGGGAGGTAATTATGATAGTGAAACGGGTATTGTCAAGAATACAATTACTACTGGTGCTCTTACTGTTGGCAATGTATCTGGAGGAAACGCAGGTATTAATGGAGCTGGTCTTGATGGTAAATCTATTCGTTTCTTTGCGGGTAAGCCTTATAGGTTAAAAGAACAAGCTCCATTCAGAGTAGATGACAACGGCGAACTATGGGCTACCAATGCCCATATATCAGGAGAGATTGAAGCTACAAGCGGGCAAATTGGGCAATTTTATATTAATACAGACAAAAATGATAATAAAGGACAATTATTTTCGGGAGATAATAACACAGGGGGAAATGCTATTAATTACTCAGGGATTTTTCTAAAGAATCTCGTTGAGCAAACAGAAATACACCTTAGTTCCTCCCCTATCATTACCCAGAATGGAAAAGGTTTTTTAGATATAAACTATAAAGGCGATGGACATAATACCATAGGCTCAAATATAACAGTAAGACCACGTACAGATAATGAATTTCAAAAACATTCACTTGCTCAAAAGATAGATGGGAATATTTTTACTATTGGTCAAAGGGCTATCTTTGATGATGGTTATATAGGACTCGCTGAATCTTATGCTATAATTAACAATATAAGACATACACATACTTTTATATTTACAAGTGTAGCTTCTAACATGCATGCTATCTATTTGCCAAACCACAGTCAAATAATACAAATAACAGGAAAAAGTAATGCATCCTTTGAACTTGTTATTGTAATGTCTATTCATGTGGAAGGAAGTAACGTCAGAATACAAGGTGTTAATGGAGGGGCTTTGTTAGATAACAATGGGAATTGGCATGCGGGTAATAACTACGGATATATGGATATGGGTAAAGGAGATGTGCTAAAACTACGATATTACAATGGTCATTATTATATGACAGGACACGATTATTAAAATTTAATTTATACAAATATGCAAATCATTCAGAAAACAACGCGTATCACCGCACAAGAAGAAGTACAATTGGCAAATGTGATGTACTCCTACGAATTTGAGAAAGACCAAAATCCACAAGCAGTAGCTTTTTCTGTACAAAAAAGCTCAGAAGGACAAGTAGGATATTCCTATTTGCAAGGAACAGTAACCGAGCATGATTTTAATATGCAAAACAACAATTTCCAACCATCGGATATTGACTTGATAAAGCATATTCACACCACTTGCACGGCTATCATCAAGGGAGAAAGTGACGAAAAACCAAAATCCAATGATACGAAAAAATAGGTTTCTCGTGCCAAAAGGATATAGGGCAATCACCCTATGTCCTTTCATCTTCGTTCGCAACGATAGTGATAAGTACGATAAAGAGCTTATCAACCACGAACGTATTCACTTGCGACAGCAGGTAGAGACCCTGATACTTCTCTTTGCCATTTGGTATTTCCTTGATTTTCTTTTCAAGTATTTACGCTATCGCAATTGGGATAAGGCTTACCGCAATATCATCTTTGAAAGGGAAGCCTACGCCAACCAAAGCAACCTTGACTACCTCAAGGTAAGGGGTATATGGTGGTTCACCGCTTATTTTAAAAATAATAGTCAATAACAAAAAAAAAATAAATGGAAAAAATATTTGTAATTCTTTGGATACTACTCTGTATCTATATTCTTGTACTCCTTATGATATTTGCCGACCTTTGGAGTGGGGTGCGCAAGGCTAAACGATTGGGTATTGTGCGTAACTCCTACGGATATAGGCGAACCATTAGCAAAATGGCACAATACTACAATATACTGATTGCTTGTACCATTGTGGATAGTATGTATGGAATGCTTTCTTGGTTTTTAGAAACCTATTATCAATATTCGATTTGGTTATTCCCGTTCTGTACATTCTTTATAGCCGTAGTCTTATGTCTTATCGAAATCAAATCGATACGCGAAAAAGCCGAAGATAAGGTGCGGTTTGACCGTGCAGGACAAGCCATTCAACAAGTGTTTATCAATCGTGATAACTTAGAGGAAGTAGCTAAGAGTATTTCTAATTATATGAAAGAAAGTGATAATTCTAAAACAGAAGACCATGAACCAAACACAGCTTAATTTTATCAAAACCTACAAGCCATACGCATTGGAAACAGAGCGTAAGACAGGCATTTCTCATCTTTTTATCCTTGCTCAGTCAGCATTGGAGACAGGTTGGGGAAATAGTGCTCCTGGCAATATGATGTTTGGCGTGAAAGCGTCTATCTCCACACCTCTTGAAAAGCGTCAACTGGTACAAACTACAGAGATTCTATCCACTGACAAGGCTAAATTCCCTGTTATTATCAGTATAGAAAAGCGCCCTGATGGCAGGTTCAAGTACACGGTTAAGGACTGGTTCCGAAAGTACGACACCCCTGAAGAGAGCTTTACAGACCATGCTAATTTCTTCTTTAGAAACAAACGATACGCCAAGGCGTTAGATGTCAAAGCAGACCCTTACAAGTTTGCCGAGGAAGTAGCAAAGGCAGGCTATGCCACTGCTCCAAACTATGCTGATAGCCTTAAAAAACTAATTAAAGAAATTGAAAAAGTAAAATAAATCATTATGACAGAAGTAAAAGAACTAA